CAATTCTCATGCCAATAAGCACGCTTGCGCGCCAAAGTAGAGTAGTGAAGTGAAAAAATGAAGTACAAATTCGATAGAGGGCCACGCGCAGTGTTTGACGGGGTCTCCGTGATAGTGAGGACTTACTGCGGGTGTGTGGCATGCTCTGCGCCAAAGTGCAAAAGTTATAAGTACAAAAACTAGGCACGCCAGCCAGAAGTAAGTGCAAAAATGAAGTATATAGTCTAAATTGGCAAGCTTGGCGAGCCTCCGCAACTTTGACCTACCCCTTCCCCACCCTGGTATTATATCAGGTTTTTGCGGGTTTGTCAAGAGTTTACGGCAAATTTATGAAGATTTTTTGCGTTTTTCGAGATTTTGCCACATCGATGGCGTGGTTTCGCGTCCCGCCCCTCGGCGTTCGTGCCTACATTTTTATAAATAATTCACATTTGTTATTGACAACGCCAATCAATTCAGATATAATATTACTATATTTTCAAAAAGGAAAACAAATTATGACATTTATGGAAAACTTCATCTTAGTAATATTTATGTCGCCTATCGTGTTATCACTGGCGTTCGTAGTATTAAATTGGCTAGTAGATGAATTGTCAGTAATTAGCGATATGAGAGCAGAGGACTTTGGAATATTTGCAGTATTCGTATTAGTATGTGCTGTAATCGCTTGGACAATGACATAATGAAAATACTTCTTGACAAGCCAGATCACTTTTGTTATAATATACTTATGTTTAACAAAAGAATGAATGTGGCTAAGGAATTAGAACGCATCAAGAAAAAGAAAGCAAACAGGAAACCTATACCTTGGCGAATGTTGTTATTGCATCCATTGACATGGATACTGTTTGCTACTTTTATTGCAGGAGTATTCGGATGAGCAGAACTATGCGTAGGCTAAGGCAAAGGCAAAGATCAGTAAACGACAGTATCAGACTTCAAAAAAGAAAGCGTGTGCAAGCTCAACAAGAGTGGCAGGCAAACCAAATTCAAATTTGGCACAGAATGAATGACGAGGCTTTACTGAATGAAAAAAGATTAAGAAATGTAAGCCAACCTATTGACAAGCCAGAAGTAAAGTTGATATAATATTATCATAATGAAAACAATTAAACAAATTTACAACAAACTATTTAACAAACAGGAGAACATAATGGCACAAGCTAATTATACAGAACAAATGACCTCAAAAATGGTCGCAACTTACACAGCTAATCCTACAAGAGAAACAGTAGACGCACTAGCTAAAGAATTAGGCAAGAACACAAGATCCGTAATTGCCAAGCTTTCAAGAGAAGGCGTGTACAAAGCACAACCAAGAACAACTAAGACTGGTGAGCCAATAGTACGCAAAGCAGAACTCTTACAAGCTATCGAGACACACTATGGCATAGAGCTTCCTTCCCTAGTGAAAGCCAGCAAGGCTGACCTCCAAAGATTGATTGACACAATCAGCTAAGAAATTGTCAAGGAGTGGCGACCTAATCGCCACCTTTTGTCAAGGTAGATTAAGATAAATAATTCAAAATTTTTCTTGACAAATGGTTTCACTTTCAGTATAATATATTTATATCGAAAAAAGATAAAAGACTGACATTTCGTAAATTGGTATCATTCCTATGTGTGTCAGCAACCTTGCCGAGAGTGATTGAGGCAGGTAAGTGGTTGGACTATCAATCACCCAATCCCCAGCAGTAGTGAACTGATCGACTTCTGCATTATTGGAAGGTCAGCGTGAGGATGAGGAGTAGTATTGCAATACGAAACTTGTGAGGCGTAACAACCCGTGATTATTAAGCAATGCACGACAACATTTGCTCGCTGGACGCTGACTTTATGTAGCGTTTTCCACAGACACCAGCTAAAAGATCGAGTAGGAAAACAACACTTTTAATAGTATGTAGCAGGGAAACCCCAGCGTGTACAGGTAAAAAGAAATGATTGAGCAATAGCCAATAAATAAACCTCGCTACCCGACTGCATACTCTTAAGAGTTGAGGCAGAGGTGTAAGATGAAATACTCTTTGTAAAATCCATTTAAGTCCTCAAAGTAGTAGAACTATCATAAGAACGGCTACTACGCTCTTAACTAAGTCCCACGCCACCTGTGAACACAGTCGGAGAGTAGGGCAAACGCATGGAACTCTCAATGGGACTAAGTAGAACTACATCCCTGTCGAACGATAGATGCGAGTAGTGTTGCAACTACTGTTAAATAAACAGCAAAACGAGGCAGTAAGGCGTGGGCGAGCACAGCAAGCCACATGCAGTAAGCTTCCCTCAACGATTGAGCACAAGTGCAATAGCATCAACAAAAAGGTAGTGAGGAACAGAGCCTTAAATCGACCTCCGCAGGCAACTGCGTAATCAATTATGAAGTAGCGATAATTAATTCTTGGGTTAATCGAATGAAGTAAATACCACCTGCTTACTTGCCACGCACTGATGCATATGTTGTTGGTTGTAGTAAAGGTTCAAGAAGTATTCACTGTTCGAGACAAGTTATAAGTCTACAGTACATACGCAGACATTTTGTTTGAGTTTAGTCCCCCCTGCGTTAACAATAGGAACAAACTCCCACTCAGGTTTTAATGTTTTCTAGTGGAAAAGAGAAAGCATATCGAAAGATGCAATATTAACATTTCCCCCTCTTTACTCGTTAGTCATGATAGCAAGTATAGAGGGTTTTTTATTTCATACAATTCCCCCACATCAAATTTCTGATGCCAAATCAAAAAAATCTCTTGACAAAATTCCTTAACTCCTGTATAATATTCATATTATGAAAAAGAACAAAAAACAAAATTTAGTAGCGAAGTATGCACGAAAGGTCTGCAGGGCAGTTCGTATGCGAGACAAAACAAAGTACTCACGCTACAACAAACACAAAGTCAAATATAACGACAGCGACAATACATAGGAGGAAAAGATGCAGTTATTAGAAATTATGAACATGGACAGCTTAGCATTACATTCTCGCGAAGACGAGCAAGGTAGTAGTGGAGCTATGATACGCAAAGAATTACAGCGTAGGAAATCAATCGGCTACTGGAAAGGTGGTTTCGCTAAGTACGAAATCAAAGATGACGAAGTAGAGTCAGTAGTAGGAACTGTGAGGATTGTAAAATGATTACAGGTAAAGAAATGAAACAAGGCATGGTAGATGTCGATAGAGAACACTACTTTATATCTTTCAATGTAGCAGAGATCCGAGAAGAGCTTAGTGAATATGTATGGGCGTTTGATCCAGAAAATGAGGAGTGTCTTGGTAATCCCGATGTCATAGTATCAAATCTATGGATTGAAGAAGCTATACTTGGAGTTAGAGATAGCTTTAGCTACGAGTATGACAGTTGGGCAAACATTCGTGATATGATTGTAGAAGATGTAGTCGCGAGAACTGAATTAGAATTTAAAACCAAAGTTAGTGCAGTATCTGGTGTACTTGCTAACGATAGTATCAGAGGAGGTACAACAGATGCCAGCTAAATGGAAAGAAAGTGAAGTTATTCACGCAAGAGATGCGCGTGGTCGCATGATGAGAACAGACAACCCGATTAAGAAGTACAAGCATTACTATCTTAAGCAAACACCTAGTGCAGAACTTATAGAGTACTTAAATGGCTATAGTTCTAAACCTAAGAAAATAATGAAAGCACGAAACGAATTAGTGCGAAGAGGCTATACAATTACTTGGAAGCCAAAGGCAGTGGTGTAATGGCAGATATATTACAATTTCCGAATAAGCATGAAATCAATAGAGTAGAGAGACTACGCGAGTTGAATGAAGCACTTGACCGACAGGAACAAATGCTTCAGGAAACCATGCGTGAGTTAGATACGCTTAATGAGGAAATTGTAACGCTCACTACAGAGTATAATAGTATGTTGCAACAACTAAAAGATTTAGTTCTGAATACATAGTATTATATTTTATAGGAGAAAAAATGACATATAAGAATTATTGGAAAAGAAAACCAAACAAACATTACTTCATTGGTCAAAAGACTAATGGTAGCGTAATAACAAGAATAACTCAACCAGACACTTCTGAAGAAGGGGCGTACACTGAACAATGGCATGGCATGCCTATTAAAAAGAACCCTCGTTGGATGAATGTCACTTTAGCTAGTGGTAAAACTATCAAGTCTACAGACTTAGTACAGGATCTAGCGGATGTTGTGTAGATGCGGAAACAGAGTATCACCAGCAAGGTGGGAGCTAGGCTACAAGTTATGCTTATCTTGTGGCGAGAGCAGTGCAAAAACTATAGCACACAAGCGAAAAAAGCAGGTAGGTATTACCTACAACAAAGGTGGTTATCAGTATATAACCGAAAACGATTTAAAAACTTTAGGGAGATAAAATGGAAAAACTAATTGAAAAGATCTCACAGTGGCATCACGATAGAAACTTAATCGAAGGTGCGACTAGCAAAGATCAAGTATTAAAACTAATACAAGAAGTTGGAGAACTCTCTGATAGTGTATGTAAAAAACAAGATGTCAAAGATGATATTGGAGATTGTCTTGTTATATTAATTAACATTGCTGAAAGAGAAGGCACTAACTTAGAAGAATGTCTAGCAGTTGCTTACGAGGATATTAAAGATCGTAAAGGCAAAATGATAGACGGCATCTTCGTAAAAGAGGGGGATAGCTAATGACATATGATGAATTTGTGTGGGCATTTGTTATCGCTATCACTGGCTTCGCTGTATTAATGTACATCATTGCAAACAATGGAGATGATGATGGGGCAGTATAGCGACTTAGTAGAAAAACAAAGAACTTTACTAGAAGTAGAAAAGTGGCGTAAAGGCGTGAAACAAATTATGATGGTTGCAACTGCAGATAAAAAACTGTGGACAACTACTTATAATGATGATGCTCAACTATTTGAGAAACTTCAAGATGATAGGTGGACATCAACTACATTAGCTAGTAGAATGAATACACAGGATTGTGTAGATCAAATGAGCAGGGAGGAACAAGATGTTAAGTCAAGGGGCTAAGATATGTTTACATATAGATTATGAAGCGCACTTGGAAGAAGGCTTGGAACATCCTGCTATAGTAAGAAAACTTGTAAAAGAATGGAAACTAACACCTGCTGAGGTCGAAGATATTATTCGAGAACAAGAAGAATTTTTAACAACTTGGGGAAAAGGAGAGATTGTATGAGTGTAAACTATACAGAAGAACAGGTAGATTATATGGTTAAAGCATACAGTGATCAACCTACAAGAGAAACAGTAAATGCTTTAGCAGATGAACTCAATAAGAGTGTAAAATCTATAATAGGAAAGTTAAGTAGAGAGGGCGTATACAAGAAAACAGTATACAAAACGAAGACTGGCGAAGATCCTATTACCAAGAAAGAGTTAGTAGAAGAACTAGCAAGTATTTTAGATATAAGTGCAAATTCTATAGTAGGTTTGGAGAAGTCGCCAAAGGCAGATTTGAAAAACTTAGTATTAACTCTAAGAGAGTACGAAAGTAATGGTCAAGATAACCATGACGGCTATCAATTGGTTTGGCGAGGTGAATAATGGGATGGAGAGATAAAAGATATGCTAAGATTTTTCCTAGAAATGACAAACTTCGTAAGATTATAGCAGAACATGGCGAGTATTTTGAGGTTGTATCTAGTCCACAACCTGAGCCACAATTACAGAATCAACTAGCGATAACTTTGCGTGATGAGAATATTACCTTCACAACGCAAGTAGTAAATCTAAGAATGATTCAAATGGACTAAAAATATGCTGGATTAGCTCAGTTGGTAGAGCAACTGATTTGTAATCAGTAGGTCATCAGTTCGAATCCGATATCCAGCACCATGCTCCGTTCGTCTAGTGGTTAGGACACATGGTTTTCATCCATGCAACAGCAGTTCGACTCCTGCTACGGAGTACCACTTGGTTTGGTAGTATAATGGTTAGTACCCTAGCTTGTCACGCTAGTAGTCGGAGTTCGATTCTCCGTCAGACCGCCACATGCGAGATTAGTATAAAGGCTATTATGACTGGCTTCCAACCAGTAGATATCAGTTCGATTCTGATATCTCGCTCCACTTTGGTTCAAACCTGCAACGGGTGTATAACGAACCAGCAAAAGCTACAGCGGGTGTATAACATACTAGGGATAATTTCCTTAAAGTTGTAGTGCTTACCGTTATAATTTTCCATATACCAACCCAAAAGAATAAGTAGTAAAAACGTACTTAAATAAATTGCGATTGGGTGTAATTTCTTAAAAATAATCCGAAAGTGTAGTTAAGTGTTGAAAGTTGGGGATTGGTGAAAAGTCGTTATGAGTTAGTTGACTTTTCTTTGGTGTGATACGATTGGCATGGAATATCGTAAGCTCTATCTCCCAGTAATAAAAAACATCAAAGATGAATTCTTCCAGTCTCGCTTACGCTTCCCTCCAGAATTCAGTTTGAAATCCTTTAAATTGAGGTCGCTATGAGCAAGAGAGATAAATTAATGATTGCCGTAGTATCTATCTTGAATTAGATAATAATATTTTACCATAACTTTATCAAAAACACAAGAAATTTTTTTCGTAGGTGAATATAATTGTGGAAAAGTTTGAGTGATTTTGTGATTAAAATATTTTATTTCTTGAATGGTTCGTCTGAAATTGATGTTTAAGTGAAGGACTTTTTTATAAAGAGAAATTGTATCTCTTCCAAAACGAGTTTGTTCGAAAAACTCTATAAAGGAGTGTGCTACCAGTAAGAAGTATACACATAGTGCAAATAAAACTTCTGACAATTTTTCGAAAAACAATAGTGATTTTCTTTTAATATCTTCCATGTCTTGGTCGTCTTGCAGTATATTTACGATACTCGCTAGTTATCTTTTGTTGTCTTTTGACTGCGGCAGCTTTCATTCTTTTCTTCTTTGCTGTCGGTTTCTCGTAGAATTCGAGTTCTTTTATTCTTTCTTTTCTGCCATCCCTATCTAGTTTTCTTCTCAGTATGCGAATGGCTTTTTCTACTGGTATTGTTCTACATTCAATTCTCATTTAATCCTTGTGCTCGTGTGAGGCGACACAGGTCATTCGCAATGTTGTGTTGATTGTCAACTGTCGCTTGAAGAAACTTATGTACCCATGCCATATCAAAGACGAAGTCAGGATCTGTAGTATTCAGTCCTTGTTCGTGGCATGCAGCGATAAGTGCAGTTGCTAACTTATCTGTTATTTCTTCTGACTTTTTCATTCGTGGGAATTCAATTATATTATCCATCCTTTCTCCTGTGAAACGCCCATCCTCTTTTTCGAAGATAGTTAACTTGTGATGTTATGCTAGTAGTTCGTCTTAACAATCTACTGGATAACTCGTTTAGTGGTATTTTATTGTAAAGGTCTTTTAGCGTCTGTCGTTCTTTAGTAGACCATTTACCTCTTTTATAAATCATACTGTTATTATAACAAATCTTCATCCATGTGTCAACAACTATTTTTAGATACCCCTAATTTTTTACTTGACTTATGGTTATAATTTTAGTATAATATATTCATTGGAGAAAAATTATGGACATAGATATAGCATACCTAATAATATTGGTAATCGGAACATTCGCTGCCTACAAGTACGGACATCAAGAGGGAATCGGAAAGACCTTGGACTACATGAAAGCACAGGGCAAGATCGACTTCGATGAGTAACCAAAAAATAGTTGTTGACTTTTGGTCTACTTTTTAGTATAATATACATAAGTGTAAGAAGGGTTTCTTGCACAATGGCGTCAATACCGAAAGGGTTGGCATAGTTTTACTGAAAAGGAAATTAGGAGAAATAATATGACGATTGATATTAGTAAATTTTGGCTTGGTATGAATAATGAGTGGTTGTTGCACAACACTGATACATCATATCCAAGATATAACATTGTAGAGAATGTGGACACAGGCAACTTTCGAATAGAGGTTGCAGTGCCAGGTTGGTCTAAACAAGAACTTGAGTTAATTCATGAGGACAATGAGTTGCTCATCAAGGGGAAAAAAGAACAGAAATTAAGTGAGAGTGAAAGATTCTCTCATCAAGGTCTGAGTCTTAAATCTTTTGAGCGTAAGTTTATGTTAAACACGGACTTAAAAGTAGACGATGTCGAACTAACAGATGGACTATTGACTATCGCGCTGTCTAAAACTCCGAACTCTAATCGTAAAGTATTGGATATTAAATGAAATATATTATGAATAGTTTTAGACAAGTAGCAAAATATGAGGATGTACAAGACGCACTAGGAACAATGTTTCTAGCTTGTATGTTTGGATTTGCTGTTATAGCAAGTACAGGACAAATATTTTAGTACAAGTCAAGACCTAAGTCGAAAGGGCAGGCAACTGCCCTCTCGCATTAACTAATATTATGATAAATTGTACAGAAGTCGCTCTCGAAAGACTTCAACAAAAAGTAGAGAGAAAAGCAAGTTTGGGGAATACGCTTAATGTTGAAACCAAACGGATGTAATGGATGGTCGTATGACCTGAAGTATTTAGAAGAACCAAATGTTTCAAGTGATGCGGTGTTCTACGGCATGATAGCTGTAGATCCAATGACATTTAGTTATGTTGAGGAAATCAACATTGACTGGGAAGAAGATGGACTGAATGAACAGTTTAAAATCTCCAGTCCACAAGAAACAGCACAATGTGGCTGTGGAGAAAGTTTTACATTATGAAAATATCACAAGAGGGCATTGCCCTTATCAAAAAGTTTGAAGGATGTGAGCTAGATGCTTACCAAGACGCAGTGGGTGTATGGACTATTGGATATGGTCACATCAAGGGCGTAAAGGAAGGTATGCAAATTACCAAAGCACAAGCAGAAGAAATGCTAGTAGAAGAATTAGCAGAGTATGAAAGTCATGTTCTCAACGCAGTAGACAATCAATTAGATCAGTGCATGTTTGATGCATTGGTATCATGGACTTATAACCTCGGTCCCACTAACCTAAACAGTTCAACAATGCTGAAAGTTCTCAACGCTGGAGAGTACGAAGAAGTACCTGCCCAGATTAAAAGATGGAACAAAGCTGGAGGCAAAGTGTTGGAAGGTTTAGTGCGTAGACGTGAAGCAGAGGCATTACTATTTGAAGGAAAAGACTGGACAAATGTCTAAAAAGATTACCTTATCAGGCGAAGAAGTAGCAATGGTTATGGCACACGCCGCAGAAAGAGGTATGACTTTTGAAGAATATATACAAGAGTTTGCACAGCAACTTCAAGAACAAAAGAAAAAACAGGAGAAATAATGGATATATTGTTATTAATGTTATTAGTTTGGGCATACAATGAACAACCTAAAGATGTGGAATCAGAAGAACCAGATATAGTCCCTATTCAAGAAGTAGAAGTACCTGATACTGCAGTTGATGTAGTAGCAGTTACTCAGACAGCAGCAGTACTTACAGCGATTGGAGAAGCCATGACAGGCACTTCAACAGCAACTAACACAAGTACAGAAACTAGTACTGAAACAACAAGTGTTACTTCTACAGAACAGGCGATTATTGATGAATTAAATACTATGACTGAAACAACAACAGTCGTACCAACTACAAGTACAACAACTAGTAGTTCGACTTCTACATCCTCATCAACATCAACATAAACAAATTACTAGTGCTACTCGTATGGGTAGCATTATGTTTTCATTATTATATTTACACACAGTATGTAACTGAGTTAGAAATAACTAGAAACATCGAGTTAGCAAATTGGCAAAAGTTAAACCAATTGGAGAGCAATATTGGACAAAATAAAACAATTCTTAGCCGCCATCAAAAGGTGGTGGATATGGTTAAAGAGCAAGTTTGTACCCCTTTATAAAGTAACTGTTAGTTTTAACAGTGTTTGGGGAGATTCAGACGACCAAGAGTTTCTTGTTAGAAAGATTATAACTCAAAAAGAAAAACATTTAAAGTTTAGAACAGAAAGTGGAGAAGTAATACAATTCACTGGCGCAGAAGGACTTAACTACAAAATAGAGGAAATTTAATGAAATTAATAGCAAAAATATTTTTATTAATAGTATTAGGATCGTTGCTCTTACCTCAGGGAGCATCATGGTTTACAAACTTATTAGATACTTATAGTAATACTGTAGGACTATTTGTAATACTTGCTTTTATAGTAATCGTACTCAATCGAGAAGATTTACTAGGAGAAGGCAGTAAAGGAATTACAGGAGAGTATGTAAGTGATTCAGGCACAAAAAGAACTGCCAAGAAACTGAGAGAGGATCATATAGTATGAATCAAATGTTACTAGCTTTTTGTTTAGTTCTTGGTGGGGCAAGTTATTGGCTCTATACAGAGAATGAAACATTGAAAGCAAACAATGCAAAACTAGAAGGTGCTATTGCAACGCAAGAAGAAGCAATGGCTACCATGCAAAAGGATTTTACTTTGCAAACAGAACAACTACAAAGTATGACATTGAAAAGTCAAGAAATTCAAAGAGAGTTGATGAGATACAGTAATTTTATCAAAGAATATAAACTAACAGCAAAAATACTGGAAGATCCAGTAGAAATGGAAAGGAAAATAAACAATGGAACAAAACATGCATTTGAAGACATTCAAAAAATCAGTGCTACCGTTGACGATCTTGATGATGGTCTCCAGTTGCAGTCTGTTAACAACTAAACCTATAGAAATAACAGCAAAGCCTATGGAGAGGAAGATTGTTCAACCAATCATGCCTCGTGAAATAGAGTTAACAACTCCACAATGGATAGTAGTTACACCAGATAACTGGGAAGATCAGCTTGCTCGTATAGAAGAACAAGAGGGCGAGTTAGTATTCTTAGCAATGACTGTTCCTGACTACGAAGTCATGTCTTTAAATATGAAAGAATTACAAAGATATATTACTGAACTAAAAGATGTAGTAGTATATTATAGAAAAGTAACAACAGAACCTTTAAATGACAATCAACAGTAAAGTATTTAGTATAGTCAAAGAACAAATAAATCAAGGCAACGTAAGTATGACTTCTGATTTAGTTGATGAACACAATGCTGATAGTCTTGATATGGTTGAGATAATTATAGGTGTAGAACAAGAGTTTGGAATGGATATACCTGACGAAGATGTAGAAACATTACGAACAGTTGGAGACATAATAGTTTATGTTGATCAAAACTTATCACCCTATCACCCTATTAGAGATGAGGTTAAAATTGTTGAATTTTCTTAGAAAATATCTCGCATACAGAGATGGAATGAAAGGTGCTAAATACTTTGAGAAGCACCCACACTTACAAGAAAGATTAGAAATGATCGAAGATTGGTGTGAAGAACTAGAGGACAGAATAGTAGAGATTGAGGATAACCAAAATCATTATTCTGAAAGAATAGTTGCATTAGAAAAGATAGCACATCCAAAGTGTGGTATTGAAGAATTTGATGGCTATGATCCTTTAGTGCAAAGAATTAAAAAATTAGAGGAAACCAAATAAACATTCAAAGAACATTAAGTTCAAAAACTAGACGAGTATCTGCTTATCTTATCGTCAAAGAATTTTTAGAAGAAGCAGAGTATAAACCTATTCCAGTTCAACTGGACAAGATTAAGTGTGCAAACGATACTGAGCAAGAATTTCTTGCAGATGGAGTTGCACTTGTAGGATTGCAAGATCCACTTCTATTGTTAATTTCTAATCATAAGGACTTAACAATGGACGGCGATCAAGCCTACATTGAAGAACCTTTCGTTTGCTACAAAGGGAACAAGTATCTTTCTGCAGCAAAAGAGTTAGGTTATGATGCTATCGACTGTATTATCGCAGATGATGATGTATGGGCGAAAGCAATAGAATACGCCTTGAAACAAGGCTGAGCCTCGTAAGAGGATTAGGAGAGAAGAATGTTAGGATTCTTACAATGGGTTATCGGATGGATTCAAGTTATACCATGGTTAGTCATGAGTGCTTCAATCATAGCGGCTGTTACAGCCTACACCAGCAGATGACAAGTTAGTCGGGAAAATGTATAAAGTTCTTGACTGGTTTGCAATCAATGTAGGAAAAGCCAAAGATAAGGCAACTAGCTAATGGCAGACGAAAGATTCGCAGGTGATATGAGTAGAAATGAGGTCGAAATTGATCTTAATAAATTCATGGAACTTGTACAGGAAAACTCAAACCTCAAAGCAAAAATCGTAGAGATGGAAGCCAACAGAGAGCCAGACAACCCTTGGCAGCGTTGGATCTTTTTATCAAACATGATTGATGCTTGGAGAATATTCCCCCGTGCTTTCCTCAGCGTATACATTTTCCTATTGTACTACTGTACAATGTGGTTTATGGCACTAGAAGATCCAACTATGGAACAGTCTGGTCTCATTAGTATCGTTGTAGGTGCAGGTGCCGCTTGGTTTGGTTTGTATGCTGGAACAGCAAAGGACAAAATTAACGGATCTGGAAAATAGTTCTTGACTTCATCTCATAATTTTAGTATAATATAAGTTATGAAAAAGTTCAAAGACATTAAAAAAATCAAGCCCGCAAAGAAAGATAAGGTATGTCCTTATTGTAAGACTACAGAAAATGTAGATGGTCTTTGTGGCATTTACAAGTGTTGGAAGTAATTTATGAATTTATTTTACTTAGACGAGGATCTCGACAAGGCAGCACAGTATCATGTTGACAAGCATATTGTTAAGATGCCACTGGAAGCTGCCCAGATTCTTTGTACAACAATTTACATTGACAAGTTTCTAGGGTATGTTCCTCGTGCGTTGAATGCAGACGAACGAGAAGTTCTAAACAAGGTTAAAGCTGAAATTAAGCATTTACCACTAGAGGAGCGACCCTTCCCCTACCTTCCAATGATGTACAATCATCCCTGCACAATCTGGGCAAGGGAGTCATTGGATAATCATGAGTGGGTTCATTGTTATGCTAACGCATTGAATGATGAGTACTACTATCGTTATGGCAAGCTACACAAATCCGTAGAACAAGTAGTAAACAAACTACCAGAGCCAGTACATCTTGAAAGGGTAGGTTTTACTAAGTTCGGATTGGCAATGCCAGAAGATCTTAGAGATTATGACAATCCGATACAAAGCTATCGAGATTATTACCACTTAGACAAGGCAACCTTCGCAGCGTGGTCTCACAGAGACAAACCACATTGGTGGAATGAAGATTATGCCGATTACGAAAAAAGGATAACTCGTGTATAAATTTAATGAAGATTTAATTCAGTCTCGACTGAAAAAGTATATAGATAATACATATGAACAACATTATGCCCAAGCAAAAACTCAAACTACAGAGATAGTATTTGAGAATGGACATGGAGAAGGTTTCTGTATTGGTAATATAATTAAGTATGCACAGCGTTTTGGCAAGAAGAATGGCAGAAATGATAAAGACTTATACAAAGTTATTCATTATGCTATTATTTTACTAGGCGCAATGCATGAAGAAGAACTCAAAGAGTTAAACGACTATCATTTGGAGTTAAAAGATGGCAGTTAGAAAGAAAAGAGAAGAAAAACTCTCAGAAGCAAATATCAACAAAGTAATAGAATTACTCGCTGCAGAGAAGCCTATTACTAAAAAAGAGGCGTGTGAGATATTACATATATCATACAATACAACTCGTCTCAGCAAGATCATATTAGATCACAATGAAACATTAGAATTTCGTGCTAGAAGAAAGGCACAAAATAAAGGTAAGGGCGTAACAGAAGCAGAGAAAGTTTCTATAGTAAAACATTACTTAGATGGAGCAATAGTATCTGACATTGCAAAGGCATTATATCGTTCCCCAGCTTTTATCAAAGCCGTTATTGAACGGATGGGAGTACCTCAAAAACTTCCAGATACTGATTACAAAGGTATTAAAGATGCAATGATTCCCGAACCTTGTGTTGCAGAAGAATTTGAACCAAATGAAAGAGTTTGGTCAGCACAGGGCAACTGTATCGCAGTTGTAAAACGAGAAATAACAAAGTCCCACAACTTTGAGAAACATGGTAGCAAGTGCTATCTATTGTGGGAAATAGAAATGGCAGAGTGTGAATCGCCATACTTCGGATTGGTAAAAGATGCAGGGCATTACGCCCCACGACTTGCATACAATATAGGAAGTTTAAAACACTTACAGGAATATTTATGACAACATTAGAGATAGTAGCTGGATTTTGGATAGCAGGTTCTTTACTTGCTATGTGGAAAATATGGAAACCTTCATATAAAGTAATTAGTCTTATTGATACGGATAACATATTAGTACAAAGACCTATACTATCTACTATAGTAGTATTTATAATATTCACATTGTTCTTACCATTTATGGTATTGCCTTTACTGATCCCTCAGAAAGCAGAAGAATTTGCATTAGGGTTTATCAAAGGCGCAAAGAGAATTAAATAATGGCATACAGTAAAGAAGTAGTCGACAGATTTGAGGGAGTATTGAATAGTCCTCAACAATTTTCAGTAGGAAGATTCGATCCTAAAGATCCAACAGTAGCAACTGGCATGACGGGTGCGCCCGCTTGTGGAGATGTTATGAAACTACAACTAAGAGTAGATCCTGGCAATCGTCGTATACTTGGTGTAAAGTTCAAAACTTATGGGTGTGGCAGTGCAATTGCTTCATCCTCTATGTTTGTAGATATGCTACAAGGTATAACACTTGACGAAGCATTAGAAATAAAAGATAAAGATATTGCAGAAGCTCTACAATTACCACCAATTAAATTACACTGTAGCGTATTAGCAGAAGAAACAATTCAAGCCGCAGTGAAAGACTGGGAGGAGAAACACAAATGATAGAATTTATTTTTACACTGCCCACAACAGTAGGCATATTTTTACTTAACTTAGGCATTTGGGCTGCGTTAGGTTACTATGCTGTTGAGTGGGTAAAAGACACACTAAAAGACAAAGGATATTTATGAATTATTTATTACAGGCACTCATTGCCAAGTTAAAAGGCGAAGTAGAAGTAGCAAAAGCAAATGTTATGGTGTATACCAGAAACTCAATAGGTATTGGAGAACACCCAGAGATTGTCGAAGCTATCGAGACACAGATAGAGAAAATTGCAAATGCCGAAGAAAAGATTGCAACCATAGAAAAGCATTTTTCAAGATAGGAAATCGTTATAGATACCGAAAAATACTTCTTGACAGATGGTTTCAAATTCGATATAATATAGTTATATTTAAACAAGGATATACATGAGTGATAGATTTTATATGCAACAGTACGACCGAACAGGTTGGAAACCCATATGGAATGACGAATGGATCCAAAACAAAAACAGGAGAAAAAGAATGGCTTGGACAGAAGAATCTAAAGCACAAGCAGTCGAAATGTATCAGGAACAAGAACCAACACCTGAGACTTCCATGGAGATTGTAAAAGACATCGCAGACGAACTTGGTGAATCACCAAATGGAGTTCGTATGATATTGACCAAAGCAGGCGTTTATGTAAGAAAAACCCCAGCAGCTAAATCCTCAGGTGGATCTACTGGTGGTGGACGAGTATCAGTAGCTGATGCTCAAGCAAGTCTTACCTCTGCCCTGTCAGACGCAGGTCAAGAAGTTGATGAAGCTATTATCAGTAAACTAACTGGTAAAGCTGCAGTATACTTCAAAGGTGTCGTTGAAGCGTTAAATAGTTAAAAAAATAGTTTGACCAAGGCAGTGCATACTGCCTTGGTTTTTTGCATCTCATAAAAGAGACCTCTGCAATTTAGCAACACAAAAGAGTTTTTGTTAGATTAAATTGGAGGAATCAATGAAAAAAGAGGAGCTTAAAGCTAAACTCGAAGAAGCAGGTGACGCAGTGATCACCTATAGAAGTCAAAACTCTAGGAAACTAAAGTACAATGTTTGCACTAGTGACTTTTCTACAGAATACATTCGTCAGAAAAGAAACAGAGCAAAGGAAGGTCAACACACAGTTCTACTATTTTGCTGGGATACAGATTCTTATAGAATCCTTGTGCCAGAGAATGTTACGAGTGTTGTACCTCTCAACCGAGTGATTAAGAATGATTGACTTCACTGCCCCCGCAATATACGAAAAAGTAATTCAAGAAACTGAACACGAACAAGTGCGCCTTGTAGTTTCTACCTTTCGAGATGTGGAGTATATCTCATTGAGAAAGTACTATTTAGATTTTGAGGAAGAATGGAAACCATCAAATCAAGGTATCAGTATGCCGATTGATTTTGATAATAGTAGAAATCTCTTTCAAGGACTAGTAGAAATTCTCTCGTTAGCAGAGAGCAAAAGCATTTTGGAGGAAGAATTCAAAGACTTACTAGATCAAATATACCTACCATAAAATAATTCTTGACAAGTCCTTATAATTTTAGTATAATATACATATGAAAAATTTAGAAGCACTAATCAAACGGGCAAGGATTGCCTACTATAATGGCAAACCACTTATGTCTGACGAGGCTTATGACAGACTCGAAGAACAACTAGGTGTATCTACTGAAGTAGGACACGATCTTATTAAAGATAGAGGTGCAAGATATCCTCACGCTTTTCCTATGTATTCTTTACAGAAAGCATACTCAGTAGAAGAACATCCGAATTATGGAAATGAACCCGTAACTGTTACACCAAAACTAGATGGTGCTGCAGTAAGTCTTCAATATATCAATGGCAGGTTATCACTTGCCTTAACACGAGGCGATGGCAAACATGGTCTCGACATCACAGACAATATGAGGTTTCTAGTACCTCGAATCCTTCTGCCTTGCACAGGCAAACACATAGTACAAATCACAGGAGAAGTAGTAGCCCCAGCAACGATTAAGAATAGTCGTAACTATGCAGCGGGTGCGCTAAGTTTACATGATGTGATAGAGTTTCAGAATAGAGATTTAACTTTCATTGCATATGGAATACAACCATATCCAACACCTGACTTTATTGATGACATGGATTTTCTCGATAAGTGTGGATTTGAAACAATCATTGACAGTAATTATCCTATGTTTCCCCAAGACGGAGAAGTATGGAGAGTAATTAGTAATGATGCTTTCGAAAAATTAGGATATACTTCTCATCACCCAAGAGGAGCATTTGCAAAGAAAGTAAAACAAGAGGGTGTAGTCACAGAACTTATTGATGTTGTATGGCAAGTAGGAAAATCAGGGAATGTTTCCCCAGTAGCAATACTAGATCCTATCGACATTGATGGTGCAAGAGTGGCAAGAGCAACTCTACATAACATCGGAATCATTGAAGATCTCGGTCTTGAGATAGGATGTATGGTAGAAGTTATAAGAGCAGGGGAGATTATTCCCCAAGTCGTAAGGAGAGTTGATTGAAAACAGAAGCATTTACAGAAATATTTAGTGATAAATTTACTAGTTTTGTAAGCAGAATGTGGCTTGATCACTGTGATGAGAATAGTGCTTTCTATTCTGTTGCAGATGACTACCCTACATATTTAATTAACAATTTCAAGTATCTAGTGAGACGATTTAACACAGAGAACGGAAACGAAGAATGGAACGGAAAATGATAGTAGAAATTTATGGTAAAGAACAGTGTCCTTATTGCGTAAAAGCAAAGAATCTTGCAGAGAGAATGGGACATGATTACACTTATATGCAGTTAGGAATAGACTTTGAATTTCCAGAGTTTATGGAAAAGTTTCCCACAGCAAGAACCTTTCCACAGATTGTAGTTACAGAGGTAGATAATGAAGGACATCCTGTATTTGAAACTGAAGTAGCAAAGTCAATCGGAGGATATACCGAATACGAACACTTATGTAATGAAAAAGGTTAAGTTAAAAAGACTAAACCCAATGCCCTCCCAACCATGTGGAGAGTGTAAATTTTACGATCCCGTGCATGATATAACATCTAAACTCAGCGAGGGCTGGTGTAGAGTAGGCAAGTACACAGCATTTGTACTTTCAGAGGAGACTTGCAACAAATGGCAAGCAAAATAATACAGTGGTTATTTCCACCAAAGAAACAAAAAGAGATGAAACCATTGACTAAATCACAAAAAATGAACGAAGAATTACGACAAGCATTCTTAAAGAATCGTAGTATAATGAAACAGAAACCAACTCATAGAGAGTGGATGAAAAAACTAGGAAAAGCACAAACTGAATGAAAGAAGAAAAGTTATTACAAGTCGCAAATCTATCTCCTAGTGAAGATATGATTGAAAAGATTGTAGACGTACACCCAATGAAACAAGTAGCTATTATGTCAGTAGTACAAGTAGGTATGTTTGGGTTTATGTTATTATCTTTCTTTCTCATTGACTTAGTTGTAAGATGAAACATATAGGCTTTCCTTTGCCTACAGAAATGTTTCACCCTCATCAGTGCTTTGCTTTACCAAAAGACGAGGCAATATGTGAGTTACTACAGATAAATTTAAAATGTTATTCTTGTGGTAAACTTATAAAAAGACCTGTAAAAGAAAAACGAGAAGTTAACCCACCGATCAAAAGATATTGGATGAAATGAGTAAAAAAGTAGAAGAATACAAAGCATTAATTACAAAACAGTTTGATGAACTAGAAGCTATGATGAATAAACAAATGCATCTTACAGATCCTCAAACAGTAGAAGAAAAAATGTATTCAATAAATTACAAGTGGCATTTCATATCTGAAGAAGATAGAGACTTCTATCAAGGATGTAGACACGCTCTTGACAACGGACTTAAGTGGTGAGCGGAGGAGTCTACAACCAAACATACTTCGATAACAGACCTGAGGAAAAAGAAAGAGAGGGTGTGTTATATGGAGTTATTTTAGTAAACACAAAAACCTTTGAGCGTGAGTGCATCAAAGTCGGTATCGCTAGTGGTAAAGACTGGCGGCACGTAATCAAAAGAAGTCGTGGTTTTAAAGGGTATGAGTTGCGTATTCAACGAACCTATCACGATACAATCTATAACTGTTGGAAATACGAACAACAGCTACACGAGAAGTTCAAACACGAAAGTTATAAACCAAAACAAAAGTTTGGTGGGCATACGGAGTGTTTCGAAATTTCTTCCCTTATTTTATCCCACTTTCCGAAAAAAAGTTCTTGACTTTTCCTCTCTCGTTTGATATAATATATTCATATTTAGGAGAAAGAGAAACTTTGAGACAGATAGTACCGCCAACAAATTGTCCAGCATGCAACAGCATATTGGATTTTGTGAACGATCAGTTATTCTGTTTGAATGATTCTTGCTCAGCTAAATCTGCAAAGCGTATTGAACACTTTGCAAAAACTTTGAAAATCAAAGGACTCGGTCCTGCAACTATTGCTAGACTTGATCTATTTGATTTGCATGATATTTATTCTTTATCCCAAGAAGAAATATCATTATGCTTGGATTCAGAGAAACTTGGTACGAAACTACACAACGAGATACAGAAATCAAAGAGTGTCGACCTTATAACTCTATTACCAGCTTTTTCGATACCGCTGATTGGCTCAAGTGCCACTAATAAATTAGCACAACACATCTCATCATTAAGTGAGATAACCCCAGAGATATGTATAGAGGCAGGTCTGGGTCCGAAAGCGGCGTCGAATCTTATGGACTGGTTAGTAAACACTTTCCACTTTCAAGGATATTATAACCTTCCCTTCTCTTTTACTTGCAAAAAGCAGGCAAAAGTCAGTCTTGACGACACTAAGGGAACAGTTTGCATTAGTGGTAAGTTGAAATCTTACCCTACTAAAGCAGCCGCTACTCAAGTATTAGAAAAGTATGGCTTCATTGTTAAGAGTTCCTTAACAAAGGATGTAACAATCTTACTCAATGAAAGTGGAATCGAAAGTGCAAAAACTAAAAAAGCAGAAGAACTTGGGATAAAAATATTTAACAACCTAAAACAAATTATAGAGGAAAAATAATCATGGCATTACCTAAATGGACAGACGAAAGAACTCAACAGTTAACAGACTTTGTTGGTTCTGAAAGCCCTATATCTCAATCAACAGTTGCTAACGCAGCTGATGAGTTAGAAACATCTACAAGATCAGTTTCTAGCAAATTGAGAAAAATGGGATTTGATGTTGAATTAGCTTCAGCATCTGCTTCTAAGTCTTTCTCAGACGAGCAAGAAGCAACTTTACAAGCCTTTGTTACTGACAACAGTGGCTCTTACACATATGCAGAAATTGCATCACACTTCGAAGGCGGAAACTTCTCTGCTAAATCAATTCAAGGAAAAATCTTATCAATGGAATTAACTTCTCATGTTAAGCCTGCTCCTAAAGTTGAAACAGTTAGAACTTACACTCCTGAAGAAGAAGGCACATTTGTATCAATGGTTAACGATGGTTCTTTCGTAGAAGAAATCGCTGACGCACTTGGCAAATCTGTAAACTCAATCAGAGGAAAAGCTCTATCACTATTAAGAAGTGGAGAAATCAACGCTATTCCAAAGCAAAAAGAAACTAAAGGATCAAGCAAAGCTGATGTCCTTGCTGACGTAGATGTTGCTAACCATACTGTTGAAGAAATTGCTGATCAAATCGGCAAAACAGTTCGTGGTGTAAAAACTATGTTAACAAGACGTGGACTACAATGTTCAGACTATAACGGCGCAGCTAAAAAAGATATTGGTTAATTACTAAGTCTTTTGATTAGTTCAAGGCAGGGGTTCGCCCCTGCCCGTTTTTTAGTAGTACTTTGGGAGAGGTCAAGTGAATATAGCGTCAGCGCTTTTAAAACAAATTATAGTTCAGAAAGATTTAGACACATGGTCTAAGTTAAAAGAACATTACCTACCTGGCGAGTATCAGTCGATATTTCGCATCCTTGATAAACACATAGACAATTATCAAGACCTCCCACAATTCGAAGATCTCCAATATGAAGTACGAGATCGACAACTCCAAGAAAAGATATTCGCAATCGAGTCCATAGATGTCGAGGTGGACGCGTGGCTTTTGCTTGACTATTTAAAAAATGAATACGCACAAGTAGAAATCTTAGATGAACTCGATACTTACATAGACAACACAGTCGCAATGGCTAGTGCAGAAGAAAATATAGAACAACTACAAGAAATAGTTTTAAGGGTAAGTGACAAGGTAGATGTCAAACCACCCGAAGAAAGTATGCAGAGCATATCTTTGTTTGAAGATGACAAAGAACTAGCGAAGTATTTACCCTTAGGACTCAACAGTGAGTATGACTCGCAGATTAAGTTCTCTCCCAAAGACTTAGTGCTTGTGGGCGGACGACGAGGTTCAGGAAAGTCTTTGACTTGTTGTAATCTAGCATCCAATGTGTATGAAGGTGGGCGTAGTGCCTTGTACTTCACCATTGAGATGGATAGTAGATCAATACTTCAGAGAATATGTTCTATTGCTACCAAGATACCATTTTCCAGATTAAGAAACAAAATGCTTTCTGCTCAAGAATGGAATATGGTCGGTGGTTGGTGGGCAGGTCGTTTTGATGGCGGACATGAATTATTGCCAGAGTTTCAAAAAACTCATGACTTTGAATCATTCCACAAAGCCTTAACAAAACTTCCTTTACATAAAGAGAGACAGTTAGATGTTATTTATGATCCAGCCCTTACACTTTCTAAGATTCAGTCTGAATTAGATAAGAAAGTAAACCAACTAGATGTAGGAGTAGTAATAGTAGACTATCTAAACCAAGTTCGTCGCCACAATGCACCAAGTCGCTCAGGTCAATATGACTGGACAGAACAGATAGAAGTCAGTAAGAAAATGAAATTATATGCACAAGAATATGAAACGCTTGTCTTTGCACCATATCAAACGGATGCAAGTGGAGAAGCTAGGTTTGCAAAAGGTATTCTTGATGCAGCAGATGCTGCCTATGCCTTAGAGACATGGGAGCAACAGGATGAGTGTATGACATTTAATTGTGTCAAAATGAGAAGTAATCGTATGGAAAGTTTTACAAGCACAGTCGACTGGGAAACCTTGAAGATTGGACCTCAGTCAGCAATCAATCCTAAAGAAAGAGAATCAATTAAAGATAATATGGCAACAGGAGAAAACGTAGACGACATATGATATTATACACAGAACAACAACTTTTAATCGCATACACTAGACATGTAAGAGGATTAATGGATTCACCAGTAAAAGTGATGACACCAACAATCGAGGAGTTCAGAGTAATTTATGAATCAGAACTCGAAGAACAACTATGGGACGAAATAAATGACTAAAACAGAGAAAGCAGCACTACAAGAATCAGTAGTTCAAGTAGGCGTTGCATTAGCAATTAACTTTCCGTTACAAACAATTATGTTATGGTTAATGATAGAAAGATGGCACTGGGAAAGTGCATTTCTTATATCTTTAACTACTACTTTTATAATGACAGTAGTAGCATTAATTAGAACATACATGATTCGTATGGAAATAGAAAAAAGACGCAGGCACGGTTTATGGAGAAAGGTACGAAACAGTGGCGGCAGATAGAATTAGTAAAGAAACGGCAGAGTTAATAGCTCTGCCTCCTTTCGATATAGAGACACGATCAGTAAAGTTTTTATTGAATCAACCAACTGTGCGTGATAACATACACAAAGTACCTGTGAATGAACCTCTTATGGAAAGTTTAATAGAGCATGGAATGAAATCCCCAATATTAACCATGCCTAGTTATTATCCGATTGCAGGAAGTCAAAGACTAAGAGCAATGCTAGAGATATGTCATAAACACCCAGACGGTTGGATGTTTAAAACAATGAATGTAGAAGTATACAAATTTCAAAAAGAATGGTGGAATATGTTTTACTTATGGGGAGATAAAGAATTTAGAAACAAAGCCATAGCAATATGGTTTCAAATGGTAGAACTTGCTTGGAAAAGTAAGTATTACGAACACAAAGAAGATCCAAGTGGCAAGAAGATGACAGACTTTGAAGAACTTGGAGATCAATTAAAAGGATGGAAACACAAGAAACTATGAGGATAGCAGAACATATACTTATAGCAATGACATTTGCAATAATGATAGCAACTCCTATCATTGTAATTTTTGCATTTATACAACAGCTATGACAGTAGAAGAACTACTACAAGAACGAAAGATACAGTATAAGTTATCTCCAGCAGATGCTGTTGTTGCGTGTCTAAATCCTGAGCATGACGACAGTAACCCAAGTATGAGAATTGATAGAATTACTGGAGTATTCAACTGTTTTTCGTGTGGCTTTAAGGGCAACTTGTTTAATCACTTTGATGCCCCTTCGAATCCATTAGATATTCGTAGAGAAAAAGTCAGACGAAAGATAGAAGAAAAAAGAGCATCCTCTGTAGGATTGAAGATGCCAAAGAACTTTATGCCTTATGTGGGCAACTGGCGTGAGATCACTCCAGAAAGCTATAAATTGTTTGATGCATTTTTGCATCCAGACAAGCCATTTACAGGTAGAATTTCTTTTCCAATTAAGGACTTGACAGGAAGAATTGTAGCATTTAATTGCAGAACACAGTCCCCAACTGATGTTCCAAAGTATTTAATACATCCCCCGAAGGCATTGCTACCTTTGTATCCTGCTCGAGTCCGCCCCATCAAGGGCAGAGTAATATTAGTAGAAGGCATATTTGATATGTTAAATCTTCACGACAAAGGGTTAGATAATGCTGTTTGTTGTTTTGGTACACGGAATGTAGATATTGAAAAACTAAAATTACTAAAAATGCAAGGAGTAAATGCAGTAGATATACTATTTGATCCTGACGAAGCAGGACAAGATGCATCAACAAAGATACAAGAGATGTGTGAAATTGCAGAACTATTATCAAAAAACATAAGACTACCTGTACAATTAGGGGATGCAGGAGCATTAAACAAATTAAAAGTAAAAGAATTAAAGGAGACATTATATGGCTAAGATAGCCCTAGTAGAGAGTAAGCCTAGTCGTAATGACTATGTAAGATTATTTAACAATGAAATACAGTTTGATAAATATGAACTATGTTCTGATCCTACAATAAAGAAAGTACTAAAACGAGATTGTGATATAGAGATCAATCAAGATGACTATGACTGGATTATACTTGTAGGTTCTGAGTGTTTAAAGTATTTTACAAACCAAAACTCTGTAACAGAGTATAGTGGTAGATGTATTGATGATAAGTACTTACCAGTAATTAACCCAGCAATGTTAGCGTTCAAACCTGAGGCTAAAAAGACATGGGAAGAATCAAGAGGAAACATAGTAAAGTATACACAAGGTAAGTTAAAACAACAAAAGCTTGGAGACGATAAGTGTTATGGAATTACAGATTCAAAAAAACTACATGAGTTCCTTATCAATGCAAGAGATCATGCAAATGATTTTATTGCACTTGACTCCGAGACATCTGGATTGTATCCCCGAGATGGTTATATGCTTGGTATCAGTATATCATATGAGCCAGAGCATGGAGCGTATATAGACTGTGAGTGTATTGATGAAACAGCAGAAGTATTACTTCAACAAATATTTAACAAAAAGAGAGTAGTATTTCATAATGCTAAATTTGACTTGGCTTTCTTTGAGTATCATTTCAACTTTAAATTTCCAAGATTCGAAGATACTATGCTACTACATTATATGCTAGACGAGAATCCTGGCACACATGGTTTGAAACAACTATCACTGAAGTACACACCTTACGGAGATTATGAGAAAGGTATGTATGAGTGGATAGATGATTACTGTCGTAGAAATGGAATACTCAAAGGCAGTTTTAGTTGGGATATGATTCCTTTTGAAATTATGAGAGATTATGCTGCTATGGATGCAGTATGTACCTTCTTATTATTTCAGAAGTTTGAAAATGCACTAGTAAAGAATGATAGATTGTACGGAGTGTATAGAGATATTCTCATACCAGGCTGTAGATTCCTGACGGATATTCAGGATGCAGGAGTTCCTTTCGACAAAGAAAGACTACAAACATCTTCAGTATTGATGCAAGAACAGATTGATGAAGCTATAGAAAAGTTATATACCTATCCAGCTATCAAAGAGTTTGAACACTCACAAGGTAAAGACTTTAACCCAAACAGTACAATGCAATTACGATCTTTATTGTTTGATTACTTAGGACTAACTCCTACAGGTAAGAAAACTGGAACGGGTGCGGACAGTACTGATGCGGAAGTATTAAAAGAGTTAGCTGAGAAACATGAAGTGCCTCAGTTAGTGCTTGATATACGACAGAAAGTTAAGATTAAGAGTACATATCTTGACAAAATTTACCCACAGCTTGATAGAGATAGTAGACTTCGTACAGGTTTCAACCTGCATGGCACAACTTCTGGAAGGTTGTCATCAAGTGGTAAAATGAATATGCAACAGATTCCAAGAGACAATCCGATTGTGAAAGGGTGTATCAAAGCAAGCCCAGGCACTAAAATAGTTGCAATGGACTTGACAACAGCAGAAGTATATTGCGCAGCCGTGCTTGCAAATGACAAAAACTTAATGGATGTATTCCGAAGTGGTGGAAACTTTCACTCAAATATTGCAAAGTTAGTATTCAATCTTCCTTGCGAAGTAGAAGAAGTTGCAGAGAAGTATGGAACACAAAGACAAATGGCAAAAGCTGTTACCTTTGGAATTATGTATGGAGCTGGTCCGAAGAAGATCAGTGAGCAAGTTACCAAAGACTCAGGAAAATACTTTAGTATGAATGAGGCAAGTGCAGTTATTCGAGATTACTTTGAGCAGTTTCATGGTCTCAAAAGATGGTTAGATGATAACAAACGATTTATTCAAGACAATGGATTTATATATTCTCACTTTGGAAGAAAGAGAAGATTACCAAATGTATTCTCTGAAGATAAAGGTATTGCATCTCATGAAGTAAGATCTGGTATTAATTTTCTAGTACAGTCTATAGCATCTGATGTAAACTTACTCGGAGCGATTGATGCTCATAATCAAATCGATCAGTCTCAAGCTAAGATATTTGCTCTAGTACATGATTCTATTTTAGCAGAAGTTGATATGATTTATGTAGATGAGTATATGTCAATAGTAAAAGAATGTATACAAAAAGACAGAGGCATGTCAATACCAAACTGTCCAGTCGGATGTGATTTTGATGTCGGAGACGATTACTCCTTCGGAAAATTTGAGGCAAAGTATGAAACCTAAAGGAATAATAAAGTTAGTAGTATATACTGACGAAGATATAATGAATATGGAAATGGATGAACATATAGAAATATTTAAAAAAGCTATAGAAGAAAGATCATTTAATCATATAAAGTTAGTTAATTTACCAAAGAAAGTAAAACTTTCAAGACGAGAAAGAGTATTGTTAGATCCTCTCGCTGCGAGTCAAAGAAAATGAAATTATTAGTATTAATATTATTGGTTAGTTGTACAACTACAACTTATGAAGAACCCCCTGTCGAACCAACAGATTGGGAGAAGTGCGAAGCTTTTCTTACTCACGATGCAGAAGCATGGTCGACTTGTATGGCAATAGTATGAAACTAGAAGATATTCGATTCCCACTTTATGTGGTTCATTCTGATGAAGTTATGCGTAGAGATGGCGTACTTTGGATTGATGGTGCTGTCATTGATGATACAAATGTTGACGGACAAAGTATAGGTGAAAGAAGATTACGAACACCTTTAAAAAATATGTATGATTTAAAACATCAAATAGATAATTTTGGTGGATTAATAAAACACAGAGGACGATTTTATGTGGACTCAAATGGAAAGTTTTTCATTTACGAAAAAAGTGTAAAAGCAGATTTAAAATACCATCTAATAGGTAAAGTAGAAGTTAAAGAACTTGCTAGTTTGATATGGATTCAAGGTATACCTTTCCCTTTTGAAGTTCCTCGACCTCCAAATAGAACTGAACTATACGCAGGTATATTGTATATCAATAAACGCCCTGCATACTTATATGAATTAAGTACACGCAAGTGGAAAGATACTTGGAGAAAAATATGATACGACATGCGTATAGAGTACCTTTTTGGTATTCTAAAGACAACAGGTTATCCGAAGAAGCCTGTGATGAAATAATAAAACTCGGAAAAGAAAATGGACTAGAAGAAGCAGGAATATACGGCGCTACAAAGAATGATAAAATTAATATGAAAAATATTAGGACTACAAATGTATCGTGGTTTCCGAAAGGACATTTTTTAGAATCTATGCTACAAGGGTATGCTACATTAGCAAACTTAGAAGCATGGAACTTTATCGTAACTGGTAAAGAAACAATACAGTTTGGTGAGTATAAAAAAGGAGGACATTACGGATGGCATACAGATTCATCTTTAAATCCTAATGTTCCTTTTAGAAAGTTATCTATTACAGTAAACTTATCTCATCCAAAAGATTATGAAGGTGGTAACTTTGAAATAAAAGATCCAAATGGAGCAGCACTAAAAATGCCTCTAGGACAGTTGAGAAAAAGAGGTACAGTTATTGTATTTCCATCTTTTTTACAACATCAAGTTACTGAAGTTAAAAGAGGGAAAAGGTATTCACTAGTTCAGTGGTACAATGGTCCCGAGTTTAAATAGGAGATAACATGGCAAATCATGTATCAAATTATATTACTGTAATAGGAAACGAAGCAGTACTAGATAAGTTTGCAGATCAAGTAGCAAACAAAACAGTGGAGAGGGAAATCACTAATTGGGAAGGCGAGCCTATGAAAATACAAGAGCATGTTGGTATTGATGAGTTATCTTTTATGCCTAAGTATGATGAAGATGATTCCTATAATTGGTATTGTACCAATGTAGGAGCGAAGTGGGCACACATTGAAGATGGTGCAGATGATTATATAAATGTAGTATCTGCATGGTCACCAATAAGCGATTTCTGTAAACATTTAGTAGAATACTTATCACAAATAGATCCGAATGTATTACTTAGACATCAGTACGAAGATGAATTTAGAAACTTTATTGGAATACAAATATTTTGGGCAGACAACGGGGAAGGAGATTCTGATTACGAAGAACTTCAAGACTCTGACTTAGATGAAGCAATGCTTGAAGAGTTTCCAGAGTGGAATGATGATGAGTTTGACCACTATGACTTTCATGAAAAGTACGATTGTGTGCCTGGCGAAAGGCTAGATGATTATGTTTGGAACTGGATGGATGAACAATGGGAAGACTTAGTCACTCCTTTCAAAGACTCACAAAGTGAAAAAGAAGGAAGTTTCTACGGATACAACGAAAAGAACGATAATTACGTTCATGGGTTGGATGACTAATGATCTACATGAGAAAAGATATGCCACAAGTGCATATGACGGATATTGAACGATCTGATTTTTCTTTTACAGTAAAAAGTATACGCTATGTAGACTTATTACCAACACAAAAAGACAGAGATCCTAAGGTTACTAAGAAAATGGAAATGCGTTTGAGCGGTGGATTTTATAGAAACCCAATAAAAGTATGTCCTGCTAAAGCTGGAAAATACTATATTATAAATGGGCATCATAGATTTGACTTTTTATCGAAAAGATATATAAACGATACCGACGATTCATACATGAATCATTGCGAATGTGTAGTCATTAATGCAAACCTAGAGGAAATTTTAAATTATTTTAAATAATTAACTCGAAGGGCGACCATAATTTTAATTTTATGGATTCTCCCAACCATATACTTTGGTTCGCCCTTTAGAGTTTTTACAAAAACAAGGACACAATGAAGGCAGTATTAAGCAACAGAATATACATAGAGTGCACTAACGAGTACCAAGAGTATCTCGATAAAGAACTCACATACAGTATACCGCCTCGTAGACCTACAGATCCGCCTATCATTATTAAGAATATGGGCGTAGTGAGAGCAGGTTTAGTGACCTTACCAATCGGGAGAACGGACTTAATTCCAAACGATTACGAGATAGTTGATAAGCGTGTTGAGATACCAACTGAACTTCTTGACTTTAAGTTCACTTTACGAGACTCTCAACAGTCCGTATATGATGAAGTCGAAGGCAGTTGTATAATTAACGCTTGGGTAAGTTGGGGAAAGACATTTACTGCGTTAGCTATCGCAAATAAATTACAACAGAAAACTTTAATTGTTACCCACACTTTAGCGTTACGAGCGCAGTGGGAAAAAGAAGTACAAAAAGTTTTCGGGGTTACGGCGGGTGTGATTGGCTCAGGGAAGTTTGAGATCGATTCCCCCTTTGTCGTTGGAAATGTGCAAACTTTGTATCGAAATATCGACAAAATCACAAAGGAGTTCGGTACTATTATACTTGATGAGATGCATCATGTAAGTAGTCCAACTTTTACACGAATTATTGATGCTTCGAGAGCAAAGAATAAAATTGGTTTAACAGGAACCTTGCAACGAAAAGATGGAAGACATGTAGTCTTTCGTGATTACTTTTCGAGTACTGTTTTTAAACCACCGAAAGAGAATTATCTTACACCAAGTGTAGATATTATAAACTCTGGTATTCGTTTCATGGATGGCAATGTTGACTGGGCTACAAGAGTCAACAATCTTGCTTTTGATTGGGAATACCAAAACATGATCGGTATACTTGCCGCAAGTTATGCAGCAAAAGGTCATAAAGTTCTAGTAGTAGCCGATAGAGTGGACTTTCTTAAGAGCTGTGCAAGGCTCGTAGGAGACAATGCAATCTGCGTAACTGGAGATATTCCACACCAGCAGAGAGCAGAGATGGTTAAGGAAATCTTTACTGACAAAGATGTTCTGTTTGGAACACAAAGTATCTTCTCAGAAGGTATCAGTTTAGATTGCCTTAGTTGTCTCATTTTAGGGACGCCCATAAACAATGAGCCTTTGCTCACACAGTTAATTGGGCGAGTAATAAGAATGTATGACGGAAAACAACAGCCGAAAGTGGTAGATATTAACTTACATGGTCGAACAGCTAGAAAGCAAGCTTCGGCGAGAAGGGGATATTATATGCGACAGGGCTATGAAGTTTTTGAAGTATAGCATGAAAAAATATATCTTGACACGGAGTTAAAAGTTTGTTATAATATGTTATTCTATAATTGGGAAAAAGTAAAAAGGGAAAGCAACGGGAGTGTCAAAGACATTTTGACAATCCTTCATATACTTACCTATAAGCTACCACCAGTGAATAGACATGATAGAATATATAAGTTCTGGACTAAAAGTTTTCATGGGGATTCATTCCTAGTAAACCCAGAGGCGTTATTCATTCAGCGTAGGAGATATTCAGATGGCGAGATTGCACAATATGCAGGTATCGCATCTTTGCGTAATTATTTTGAATATCAGAAAAACAAAGATACCACATTAGACCTCCTTCACTTTACAGGGAACGAGGACAGTATTAAAAACAATAGATTACTACGAATAGAAAATGACAGAATACATTTTTTGTTTGAAGAAATCACTTTAAAGGAATTAAAATGGCAATAAAATTTAATCAAACCAAGGGCGAAGCCCAAAAGAATAAAATCGACAGTTATCAATATGTCGAAGGCGACAACAAAGTAAGAATGGTTGGGGATATGCTTCCTCGCTATGTTTACTGGTTGAAAGGCGAAAACGGTAAGAATTTACCATTCGAGTGTCTATCATTCGATAGAGACGCAGAAGCATTTACCAACGTAGAAAAAGACTGGGTGAGAGAGTATCATCCTGAACTTAAATGCGGTTGGTCTTATGCTATCCAATGTATCCACGATGGAAAAGTCAAAGTACTAAACTTAAAGAAAAAATTACTCGAGCAGATAATGGTTGCAGCAGAAGATCTTGGTGATCCAACTGATCCAGTAACTGGTTGGGATGTTTACTTTAAGAGAGTTAAGACTGGACCAATGGCTTACAATGTTGAATATCAACTACAGGCTCTTAAATGCAAACCTAGAGCTTTAGACGATGCTGAGATGGAACTCATCGCAGAACTTAAGTCAATGGACGAAGTACTTACTCGACCAACAGCGGATGCTCAAAAAGAACTACTTGACAGATTACGAGAAGGTGCAGATAACTCTACACCAGACGAAAATGTCTCTGACGAGTTTGATATAACTTAGGAGAACATTATGTTAACAGTAGGCGACAAATTTCCAGACTTGAATCTGAAAGGTGTAAATGATGAAAATGATTTCATTGATGTAGATGTATTACTAGCAGAATGGACTGTGATATATTTCTACCCAAAAGACTTTACTTTCATTTGCCCAACAGAGATTGCAGCAATGGATGAATTATCAACTCATTGCGATGTTATCGGAGTTAGTGGAGACAACGAATTTTGTAAACTAGCATGGAAGAAAGACAATTCTTTAATCAGGGATATAGATCATATTCTTGCGGCAGACTGCGGTCTTACTCTTTCCAGAGAACTAGGAATAGTTGACGAGGAAGAGGGAGTATGTTACAGAGCAACTTTCATTGTAGATCCTGAAGGAACAATTCAACATGTATCAGTAAATGCGTTAGATACAGGAAGAAGCGCAATCGAAGTTTTACGAACACTACAAGCCTTACAGGCTGGTGGTCTTACAGGGTGTTCTTGGACACTCGGAGATGAGTTCGTAGGATGATTCTATTTACTGCAGATTGGCATATAAAACTCGGTCAAAAGAATGTACCACTGCCTTGGGCATGTACACGCTATGAAATGTTTTTTGAACAAGTTCATGACTTAGAGAAAGATGTTGACCTGCACATCATTGGTGGGGACTTATTTGATAGAGTCCCCAGCATGGATGAACTTACACTTTACTTTGACTTTGTAAAGGGTGTCACAGTGCGCACTATTATATTTGATGGTAACCACGAAGCAACTCGCAAAAACAAAACATTCTTTACAAATTTAAAAAAAGTTACAGAACAATTAAATTCACTAGTAACAGTTATAGATGAAACTACAGTGGATGATTTTAGTAATTATGCAATATTACCATATGCAGACTTACATAGAAAAAATAGTATTGAAGATATAAGTTCAGCAGTATTATTTACTCACGTTCGTGGAGAGATACCTCCTCATGTGCAACCTGAAGTAGACTTATCACGATTTGATAAGTTCAAAGTTGTATTTGCAGGAGACTTGCACGCACATAGCAATACACAAAGAAACATAGTATATCCTGGTAGTCCAATGACTACAAGTTTTCATAGAAATAATGTTGAAACAGGATATCTAATGATAGACGATAATGATGGATTTCAATGGACATGGCATACTTTTGATTTACCACAGTTAATTCGTAAGACAGTTACAGATCCAAGTGAAATGGTGCAGACTGAGTTTGACCATACTATATATGAAATTGAAGGAGATGTATCTGATTTAAGTAATATCAAAAATAGTGAATTACTTGATAAAAAAGTTATAAAAAGAAAGACAGAAGCCACTCTAATATTAGGCAAAGAGATGACAATGGAAGAAGAATTAGGAGAGTACCTAAGTTATATATTAGAGTTAGATGATAGTAAAGTTAAAAATATTTTAGGAGTGTTTAGTGATTACGCTAAAGAAGTTACAATGGAGTAATTGTTTTAGCTATGGTGAAGGAAACGAGTTAAACTTAAACGAATCTATAGTTACACAATTAGTCGGCACAAATGGAGCAGGTAAAAGTTCTATTCCTTTGATTCTTGAAGAAGTATTATTCAACAAAAACTCAAAAGGAATTAAAAAAGCAGAAATACCAAATCGTGAAGTCAACAAAGGCTATGATATATCTTTGTCTTTTGATGTTGTAGATGATGAGTATAAAATTGAAGTTGCTCGTAGAGGTAATATAAAAGTAAAACTCTACAAGAACGGAGATGATATATCCAGTCATACAGCTACAAACACATACAAGACGCTAGAAGAAATTATTGGTATAGATTTTAAAACTTTCTCACAGATTGTTTATCAGAATACCAATGCTAGTCTACAATTCTTGACTGCCACAGACACTAATCGTAAAAGATTCTTAATTGATTTGTTACAGTTAGATAATTATGTAAAATACTTTGATGTTTTTAAAGAATTATCACGAAATTTAGCTGGAGACGTTTCAAACATACAAGGGAAAATTGACACAATCGATAAGTGGTTATCAGATAATTATTTGGAAGATACATCACTACTATCGAAATTAGAATTACCATTTTACTCAGAAGAAGATGAAGAGTCTTTACGTTCTTTACAAATAGAATTCCAAAATATTTCAGAAATTACGAAAAAAATTAACCAAAATAATTTATACAAAAGCCAGTTAGAATCCATAGATTTAGGACTAGCGAAAGAGTATGTTGACAACAATGAATGGCAAGACACAGAGCAGTTAGTAGAGGAGATTGGAGAAATAAAATCAAGAGGTGCTCAAGAAGTACGCATGGTTAAGAAGTATATGGACTTGCAAGAACTAGATGATGCAGGATGTCCTACTTGTGGTCAAGAGATAGATTTAGCATTTATAAGACAAGAGTTACACAAACATCAAACTGCTCGCACAGCATACTCTGAAAAGCTAGAAGAAGCAAATGACAGGCTTACAGATATAAACTATGCCAATAAAATGCTGAAACAAATGGAACAAAAGATAAATAGTTGGGAAGAAATCTATAGAAGTATAGATCCAGACTTTGCCCTTAGAAGTTCCAGACTCTGAAGAAATACAAGACAAAATAATTAAATTGAAAGAAAGAATAAGTAATAGACAAGAAAGAGTAAACGAAGTAATCGAAGAAAACGAACGCAGAGAAAGACACAATACTCGACTTTCAATTATTGAAGAACAACAAACAGATTTTGAAGATCAACACAAAGAATTAGTTGCAGAACTAAAAGATGCAAATGATAAGTTTGCAAATGTTGATATACTTAAAAAAGCTTTTAGTACAAATGGACTACTAGCATATAAAATTGAGAACTTAGTAAAAGATCTCGAAGAATTAACAAACGAATACCTTGCTGAGTTATCAGATGGAAGATTTAGTTTAGAATTTGTAGTATTAAATGATAAATTAAATGTAGAAATAGATGATAATGGCAAAACTGTAGATATATTAGCTTTGAGTGCAGGAGAGTTAGCAAGAGTTAACACTTCAACACTTTTAGCAATTCGTAAACTAATGAGTAGTATATCTAAGTCTCAGATAAATGTGTTATTCCTAGACGAAGTAACAAATGTTTTAGATGAGCAAGGAAAGGAACGACTAGTAGAATTACTACTAAGAGAGGAAAATTTGAATACTTATATAGTATCACATGGATGGACACACCCTTTACTCGCTAAAATAGAAGTAGTGAAAGAAGAAAAAGTAAGCAGGCTCGAACTTGGTTAATCCTAGACAAAAAGGTAACCGAGGTGAGCAACAAGTATTATCTATGCTTGAACGACTTACAGACGAGAAATGGGTACAAACTCCAGGATCTGGAAGTGGAAAGATCAAAGGAGATTGCATGGTGCCTGACAAAGTAAATTTATTTACTGTCGAAGTCAAGTTTTATAAAGACATTGGTTTTAATAGTAAGATATACACTCAGAAAAGTAATAATCTTTTCAAATGGTGGAGTAAACTTTGTAAACAAGCACAACAAATGGAACAAGAACCACTGTTGATATTTAGAGAGAACCACGGAAAGTTCTTTGCAGCAACAGTACGAAAACCAAAAAATACATTGCGTTATATGCACATTGCCTGGCTAGGTGCGTATATACTAATCGCAGAACACTGGCTAGAAAAAGAGGAGATACAATTTACAAATGGCGATAACATTCTCAGACCTTGGGAACCCAATTCAAAATGGGAACTTGCTGATAGTTGATAGTCTCAATATAGCTTTTAGGTGGAAACATCAAGGTGTAACAGACTTCAAATATGATTATGTACGAACAGTAGAAAGTTTAGCAAAGTCATACAACGCAGGTAATATTATAATTACTGCTGACGGTGGCAGTTCTTATAGAAAAGAAATATTCCCAGAATATAAAGCAAACCGTAAAGAAAAATATGCAGAACAAACTCCTCAAGAAGAAAAAGAGTTTGCTATGTTTATGGCAGAGTTTAGTAATACTCTAACATTACTCAAAGAAAAATATCCAGTCTTTCAATTCAAGGGAGTTGAGGCTGATGATATTGCAGCATACATAAGTATGAATCTTGATGAAGTATGGACTAGACGAATGTTGGATGGTTTCATCTGATAAAGACTGGGACTTACTTATCAATGATAGAGTTTCTCGTTTTAGTACAGTTACTAGAAAAGAAACCACAGTACATAATTGGGATGAACATTATGATTTTGAGATCCCCGATTATATTACATTCAAATGTCTGACTGGCGACAAAGGGAGACAATGTTCCAGGAATACCTGGAATTGGTCCGAAAGCGCGCAGTTCAGCTAATGGAACAATATGGAGACGTTTTTGATATCTACGATGCTTGTCCTATAGATGGAAAGTATAAATACATTCAAAATCTCAATGAAAACGCAGAACAACTTCTGATGAACGTTGAGCTTATGGATTTAGTTACTTACTCAGAGCAAGCAATCGGAGAACAAAACATAGAAGTTATTAATTCAACTTTAAAAAGGCACTTAAATGAAAATAGATTATAGTCAAGATTCTCTGTTAACAGAGTTTAGTTTAAGAACTCTACAAGACAGATATATGATAGCAGGTGAAACATCACCTCAAGAGGCTTTCGCACGCGCTGCAGACGCTTTTGCAGATGATGACGACCATGCTCAACGCTTGTATGATTATGCAAGTAAACTTATGGTTTATGTTCTCTACTCCAGTACTTTCCAACGGAGGTACACAACGAGGTATGCCAATCTCATGTTTCTTAAACTATGTTGAAGATTCAAGAGAAGGTATTACAGATCATTATACCTGAAAATGCCTTATCTATCTTCCTTCGGAGGAGGTATAGGGGGTTCATGGAGTGCAGTTCGTTCACAAGGAACAGCAACTTCAAAAGGCTCAGAAAGCACAGGTGCGATTCCTTTTATGAAAGTAGTAGATGCAGAAATGCTCGCTTTTTCACAAGGAGTTACTAGAAGAGGTAGTTATGCAGGTTACTTACATATTACTCACCCAGAGATTGAAGAATTTTTAGATATTCGTAAACCAACGGGCGGGGATATCAATCGTAAGTGTACCAATCTTCACCATGGAATTGTTATAAATGACGAGTTTATGGAAACAATACACCGTGCAACTAAGGAAGAAAACTTTGATGATAGTTGGGAACTTATAGATCCTCACACTCAGCAAGTTAAGAAAGTAGTGTCTGCAAGAACACTATGGGTAAAAATATTGCAAAACCGTATGGAAACAGGAGAACCTTATCTCATGTTTGAAGATGCTGTTAACCAAGATTTACCCGACTTCCAAAAGAAGAAAGGACTCTATGTAAATCATAGTAATCTTTGTTCTGAAATAACTCTTGCCACAAACGAAGAAAGAACAGCAGTATGTTGTCTTTCTAGTGTAAATCTGGAGTATTTTGACGAATGGAGCAAAGTACCAGCATTTATACCAGACTTAGTAAGAATGTTAGATAATGTATTAGAATACTTTATTAATAATGCTCCAAGTCAAATGGAAAAAGCTAAGTACAGTGCTTTGCGGGAGAGAAGTATTGGACTTGGTGCTATGGGATTTCATGCTTATATGCAGAGAAATAATATACCTTTCGAGAGTATTATGGCTGCTAGTAAGAACTATGAAATGTTCAAACATATAAAGCAAGATGCATTACAAGAGACTCGTAGACTCGCCGTAGAGCGTGGAGCGTGTCCTGATGATGATTCATGTGAAGTAAGAAATGCACATTTACTAGCGATTGCTCCAAATGCAAGTTCTAGTATTATTTGTGGAAACACAAGTCCAAGTATCGAACCTTTTCGTGCAAATGCATTTACTCAAAAAACAAAAAGTGGATCATACTTACAAAAGAATAAGTACTTAGAAGAGTTATTAGAGCGCAAAGGTGCGAATACTGATAATGTATGGAAAGAGATTGTTGCAAACAAAGGAAGTGTACAACACTTAGATATTCTTACTCCAGAAGAAAAAGAAGTATTTAAAACAGCTGTAGAGATTAATCAATCATGGGTAGTGGAACATGCTGCAGAAAGACAACAATTTGTTTGTCAGTCTCAAAGTGTAAATCTATTCTTTCCGCCTGATGTAAATAAAGGCGATCTACACAATGTACATATGTTAGCATGGGCTAAGAATTTAAAAACATTATACTACTTAAGAAGTGAAGCTATCAGCCGTGCTGATAATGTTTCTTCTCAAGTAAAAAGAGAAATAATCTTTGAACAAGAAGATTGTTTGGCGTGCGAGGGATAACTATGAGCCAACTATTAGAAGAAAGAGAATACTATAAACCTTTTGTATATCCGTGGGCATTTGAGTTTTACAAGAAACAACAACAAATGCATTGGCTACCTGAAGAAGTGCCACTACAAGATGATCTAAAAGATTACAAAGAAAAACTGACACCAGAGAATCGACAGTTAGTAGATAATATATTTCGGTTCTTTACACAGGCAGATGTAGATGTTTGTTGTGGTTATGCAAAGCATTACCTACCAACATTCAAAGCGCCTGAAGTCAGAATGATGTTAGTATCATTTGCAGCGATGGAAGCAGTGCACCAAGATGCTTATTCTTTACTTTTGGAAACACTAGGAAAAGAAGATGATATCTATAGTGAATTTATGGATATCCAAGAGATGGTAGAAAAACATGAGTATCTATCTGATTTTAATATGAATTCACCGCATGATATTGCCAAAACAATGGCAGTATATAGTGGATTTACAGAAGGAGTACAATTATTTAGTAGTTTTGCTATATTATTGAACTACCCTCGACATAATCTCATGAAAGGAATGGGTCAGATTGTTACATGGTCAATAAGAGATGAAACTCTCCATGTTGAGAATGTATCAAGACTATTCCGAACATTTATTGCAGAAAATCCAGAGATATGGACAGATAAATTAAAGTATGAAATCTATTGTGCTGCTGAAAGAGTAGTAGAACTAGAAGATAAATTTATTGATATTTGTTTTGATAAAGCAGATATTCCAGATCTAACAGCGGCTGAGGTAAAAGAGTATATTCGTTATATTGCGGATAGAAGATTGCTAGGATTAGGTATGAAAAATATCTTTCATAGTAGTGATGATAACCCCTTGCCTTGGATTGATATGCAAGTTAATGCAGTTGAGCATACCAACTTTTTTGAAAATCGTGCTACTGAGTATGCTAAAGCAAGTACACAAGGAAACTGGCAGGATATATTTAAATGAGTACAGAAATTACAAATGAAGAACCAGTGTTGGTGTTGAATGATAAGAAATATATCATATCTGAAATGACTGATTTACAAAAAGCTTTTGTTATTGAGTTAAATGCCTTAGAACAAGACATTAATACTACAAGAAGAAATCTTGATAGATTAGTTTTAGCGAAAGAGGGTTATACTTCGAGGCTACAACAACAATTAGAATCACCACCTGAGACTTCAGAAGAACCAAACGAAAAACCCGCTACAGTAGCGGGTTTTTTATTATCTTGCGGTTGTTGGTATTCCATTTGCAACGAATGGATTCTCGGCAAATGCCATAAAAATATTTACATCTCCAGTATTATAGTTAGTATCTGTATTTCTTGTTCTAACTTTAAATCCATTTGAAAGTAAATCTATATTATTTTGAGTTGTATTACCTAAATCCGAACCATTATCACCAGCATCTCTATTTGCACCCAATTTTAAATTAGCAACATTATTAGGATTTCTTTTATGATCTATCATTATCCAGTTTGTAGATTGTGCCGTACTTTTAATCATTACAAAAGCAGGTTTGAAGCCACAGTAAACAAACGGACCGTCTGAGGTTGTATAGTCACAACTATACTTGCCAAACTTGCTGTAGCCTTGTTTTTCTGCGAAGGCGTACATTAAATGAGTAACAGTATTTTGATTAACTGTAGATGAAGAACCCAAAGTAATTACACTTGAAGTTGGGTCTGTATTAGTAAAAATAGTTGTTGCTTCTTCCATTTTGTCAAGTGCATTTAAAAGTAAATAGCCATCTGAATTATTAAATGCTTTAAACCAAACAGCCCAACTAGCTGTACCACCTCTTTTTTTAGCAATTATAACTTCTGGTGCTACTCCTAATCCATGACCAAATGTTGTTTCTGAGCCTGTTCCTGTATAAGTAATAATGCTAAATCCAGCATCTTGATTGACTTGTACTGTAGAAGCTGTTGAGCCATCCGTATTACTAACTGTCGTACCACCATTGGCTTTCCATTGCCATGCTACTTTTCCATCTGCTGCATTTGCTCCACCAAGTGAGTTTGTACTTTCAGGTGCACCTGTTGAAAACCCATCTGTATTAAAGGAAGTTAAATCATAGTTTGTTTGTGATGCAGTATTCTCTGCTCCTTGAGTATTAGTATGTAAAGATTTTGCTCGACCTCTTGAAGAATCTACAATGTCATGGTTATAATCATAACCTCCTGGAGATGTTCTTTCTTTTGCCCAAATTAGATCAGGTTGTAAGTCGCTATTTCCATCATTTACAACATTGACTGCAGAACCGCTTGCAGCTGTCCATACTTTGACTTGAAAATGTGCTGAAGGGTCTTTTATATCTGAATAAGCCATTATCCGAACTCCTCTAAATTCTTGGTACATAATGCGTAGTACCCTGTTGGAACAGCGTATTCAAAGTTACCATAACCATTTGCATCGCTGTTTCCAGATGAAACTGTAAAGCCATCAAAGCCTCCAAAGTTTGCTAGTACTCCACCATTGTCTTGGTGTGTTGATATTGCAAAAGTATAATGTATGCCATCCTCTATGGGATTACCATATTCTAAACCAAGCATACCTGAGTCGCCTGATGATGGGTCTTGTGAGTTTTGCCAAGTTCCATTTTTTGACATACCCATAAATCCTGTAAGGTTATCATTAATAAGTAAAGCAATACCAATAATATCTCCAGCTGTGTATGTAGAACCAATAGCACCACTACCGCCATTTCTATAAAAATAACCATTAGAACTATAGTAACCCATTCCTCGTGCAGTAGAGTTTGTATAAGCACCAATATGACTTCCCATCCAAGGTTCTTGATCTTCAATTTGATTTACTCCTAACATAATTAAAGCAGCACTAGTATCTAACTTAAACTCTGCATACCATTTACCCTTTCTTACTCCAATATTTGCTGCTGTTGTTTGCCAACCATGGTTGCCTGATTTAACTATTTTTGTTGCACCGTTGCTTATAATTAATTTACTACCATTTGATTGTAGTGTATTAATTGTCGCAAAATTATTTGTAGGTGTGTCAATTGCTTGGTCGGCTGCTGTAATGTTATATTTATCAAAATTACCTTGACTTGTGCCAGTTTGAACTTTTCCTAAGTTAGAAGAATCATCAAAGTTCATATAAAATCCATGCGTACCTAGTGAAAGACTACTTACATCTTTAGGTTTCCATATAGCAGTCTCATCATCAAACTCACCAAAAGATGTTGGTCCTAATGCAGAACCATCTACTAGTACAACTTCTGCCATATAGCCATTAAAACCATATGAACCATCCATTTTAGCACCAATAGAAAGTTTACCTCCATTATCACCAACTCGTGTAGATACATTTTGGTTTAAAGTAGAATTAAAAGTAATAGTTTGCTGTACTCCATTTACATAGATTTTTGTTCTATCTGCTGCAGTACTATCTGTTGAATCAACGACTAATACAATGTGATACCAAGCAGAAGTGTCACGAAAACTTTGATTTACTTGACCAATCCATTTTAAACTATTACCTTCATCTATATATAGGAATATTCGATCATCTGGATAACTTGAATCATCTCTAAAATATATACCTAACTTGCCATCTGATCCTGCAGACATTAAATATTGAGCAACAACTCCGTTATCTACTTCTGTTCGTTTTACCCAACAACTCCAAGTCCATGTTTGTTGATTACCTTGTCCTCTACCTTCAGCTTTTAAATACTCAGAGTTATCTGTTTCAAATTTTATAGAATTATCAATATCATAGCCAGTAGAAATACTTCCTCGATTATGTAGCCGTTGTAACGCTTCCATTAGGTTTGTGCCATATTTTGTACTCTGCCAATTTCTTGCCAGACTGAGCCATTGTATCGAAAAGCAAATATATCTGTTTTGTTTGCTGTCGCTGTAACTACGGGTGCTGTACTAGCTGCAAACTCGAATACTGTATTCCATGCAACTGTGCGAGCTGTGCCACCCTGGGCAATCTCTACAGAGATAATAGCGCCTTCTGCTGCATTACTTGGTGCTGAGAAAGTTGTATTCTCAGTAGTAACATGATATGCATTTGCCGCTGCTGCACTATCCCATGCAACTGCATTACTGCTAGAAGTAAGTGCTACTTGTCCGATTCTAGCAGAAGTTGTGCACACTACTTTACCTATTACATCAACTCCATTTGCTGTTGTATTTAATTTTTCTGATCCATTATGATACAGTTGAGTTTCTCCGCCATCTTGACAAAGAATCATCTTATTATCACTTGTGTCTGTTATTCTAAGATTATTTACAGTTCTAATATATAAATCGCCTGTTGCATTATTTAGATAACTATTTGTTGCATCGTGATAGATGTCTAAATCTGTTCCATCACCGAATCTTAATTTTTCGCTATCTCCGAGTAGTAGAGAATCTCCATCAGGTAATTCCTTGATGTTCTGATTTGATGAGTCTACTACTAGAGGAAATCTATCTGCCATGTTATGATACTCCTACTGAAACGTTTCCGCTTCTTGCTACAACTGTTAAGCTGCCTGCTGTTAATGGACAAGAAACGTTTGCACTTCTGCCAACTACGAGCAAGTTATCTGCTCCACTTATAGTTGAAAAAGCCAATGTTCCTGAGCCATTGGTTGTTAATGCTTGACCACTTGATCCGTCTGAAACGTTAAGTTGGTCTATGTTAATTTGGTTATCGTCTATATGACGAGTAAGTATGCTATTAGATGCTATTTTTGTACCATCTACTGCATTATCAGCTATATTAGCTGTTGCTATTGTATTTGCAGCTATTTGATCACTTGTTACTTGATTATCGTCTATATGACGAGTAAGTATGCTATTGGAGGCAATCTTCGTCGCATCAATCGCATTGTCTGCTATATTTGCTACTGTCAGTGAGTTTAGTGCTACTGAATGTGATTTTATTTTTGTTAGTGCCATTTATGCGTTCTCGTTAGCTGTTTTCTTTGCCGCTTTTATTGAATCAGTCCAAACTGCTGTTGCTATGCCTTGAACCTCTGAACTCTCACTAGATACATCTGTATCATTATGAGTCCAACTGTTGTCCTCGTTCTTTTCAGATGCTACGCAATCTAATGTGCGTCTATGAAAAGACCTGTTTATTTCTACACCATCTTCTTTGATAATTGTAGCAGTGCGAATTTGTATAGTTTTGTAGTCTCCTACAATTTCTATTTTATCTTCTTTTGTTTCTTTTGTTAGTGCCATTGTTTTTCCTTTTGTCCGTGCCTATCTCCGATAGACATAATTATTATGTTGTTGTGTAAAATCCATGTATGCTCATCTCAAATGGTTGGGCGTCCATACTAGAGTAAGTCCAATACGCTGTATTGCTACTTGCATTATAAGCTATTCCGTCGAGTTGAGAACCATTTGTTCTAAAGTGTGCTTTAGGAGTATTTGCACCTGTATTTACAGTATGTCCTCCTACAGCTATGATTGCGTATTGGTCACTTCCACTAGCAGCAAAAGGTAATCCAGTTATAGTAACGGTTTGACCAGGTAATGAAGATAATGTACAGGTTAAGTTTGCGTGTATATGAACTATATTTCCAATTTTTGTATATGTAGCAAGTGTAATGGTTATTGATGATGTTGTTACTCCGCTGTATGTATAAAAAGCTGGAGTCCAAGTACCTTCTTCGTAATCGTCAAGTGCGTTTGCTGCACCTGTACCGCCTATTCCTAACCCTGCTCCAAAATTTACTTGTCCAGTGCTTTTGTCTATTTGTAAAGCAGTACTATTAGTTCCATAAGAATAAAAATTCAAATCATTATCTGAGTTAGGGTCTGGTGCAATCTGCCATGTATTTGCGTTCTCTCTTTGGAATAGAAATCCACCATCGTTAGTTGATCCGCCATTAACAAAAATATATTTATTACCAAGATTACCAGTTCCTGCATTAAAATAGAGGTGTCCTGACTCAACACTAGCTCCACTATTGTTAACTTTAAATCTATTGTTACCCCCTGACTGCACTTGTAAAGTAGTACCATCATAAGTAAGACCGCTTTCACCCTCTAAAGTGTTGGCAGTACCACTACCAGTTATAACTCTGTTATCAGCATTGTTGTTAATTGTTGTTCCGCTAACAGTACTGAGAACTGATAAAGTACCACTTCCATTTGTAGTAAGCACTTGACCGCTTAGAACCATCAGATACGTTAAGTTGGTCTATGTTAATTTGATTATCATCTATATGTCTAGTAAGAATACTATTTGAAGCTATTTTTGTTCCGTCTATAGCGTTATCAGCTACATTGCTTGTTGCTATTGTATTCGATGCTTATTCGCGTAGTAGTAATTGTAGCATTTGCTAATATAGTGCTTGCTGTTACTTGGTCGTCAGCATATATGTCTTGTAAGTACGCCATTTGTTACTATTTTTGTTGCAGTTACTTGGTTTGCGGCTATGTGTATGGTATCGATTGATCCAGTTACAAGCTCTGATGAATCCACGCAGTTTGCTGCTAAGTGTGTAGACGTGATTGCTCCGTCAGCTATGATAGTGCCTGAGATTGCATTACTGCTATAAATTCTGAATTTACTTTTGTTGTTGCCATGTTATCCTTCTAGTGTTTTTATCTTTGCTTCGGCTGCTTCTAACCTTGTAGTTAATTCTTGTACTGCTTTGATTAAAGGATGTACAAACATTTCCTGTGATATAGCCTCTATTCCACTGCAATTATCCCATCCTGCAAAGTCTGTAATATTATTATCATCCATTGCTTGTTTAACTTCTTGTGCAATCAAACCATAATGCTTTTCTTCGTGTTTTCTCTCAGTCGCTTCTGCATCATAATCTGGTAGAGATTCATCAATATCTGCCAATGCTTTAAATTTAAAAGTTACAGGTCTCAAGTCATTAATAAATTTTAATCCACAATCTGTATTGTCTTGTATTTCATCTTTATATCTTTCATCTGATACTCTAGTCCAAGATGCGTTACTAGAGGGGTTATTATAAATTCTATCTGAACCTGAGCTAACTCCGATAGTAATTCGTCCTGCCCCTACCCCTTTACAAGCAAATCCTAAAATTATTTCATTTGCTGTTGTAGCTGTATAGGGCTGTGCATTATATCCAATAATTACAGTTCCACTTCCGCTCGTTAATTCACTTGCACCATAAGCACCAATACAAACATTTGAACTTGACGTAGTTTGATAACCCGCTCTTGAACCATAGAAAGTATTGTAGTTCGAACCAGTTTGATAACGCCCAGATAATAACCCCATAGCAGTATTTTCTGTTCCTGTATTGGCATGTAGTGCTTCTTTTCCAATTGCAATATTATTATCTCCTGTAGTACAACTGTACCCAGAATAATTACCAACACTTATATTTCCATGTCCATCTGTATTTGAATATCCTGCAAAAGAACCAATAGCTGTACAGTCATCTCCAGTACAACTTCGTAATGCTGAGTAACCAACTGCAGTTAAATAGTCCGTTGTGGTATTCATTCTAAGTGCTTGTCTACCTACAGCAGTACAGAATCTTGCAGTAGTAATATCACCCCCAGCAGTCCAACCAACACCAGTATTTTCACTTCCTGTTGTTAAATCTCCAAGTGCATCTTTACCTACCGCAGTATTTGCACCACCTGTAGTAGCAGCATCTAATGCTCTATAACCAACTGCTGTGTTGTTAGATGCTTCTGTATTTGCATTCAACGCATTCCAACCAATACCCGTATTATTTGCACCTGTAGTATTAGCCAACATAGTTCCATATCCTACTGCAACATTATCTCCGCCTGTAGTTGTAGCATACAAAGTGCCGTACCCCAAAGCCGTATTATTTGATCCTGTAGTATTAGCAGTTAAGGCAAAAGTACCAACTGCTGTATTTGCATCGCCCTCAGTCAAGGCTGCAAAAACATCTATACCTAATCCAGTATTATAATTAGCTGCATTAATCGTACCTGTTGCATCGTCACCAATCATGATTGAACTAGTACCAAAAGTTTTAAATGTTGCTCCCGCACTTACTGTTCCCCATGATACATCTGTACCGTCTGATTTTAGTACAGTACCATTTGAACCAATAGATAAAGCTGCAGGGTCTCCTGCACTATCTCCGTATATTATACTTCCTCGAGCAAGACTTGCCATTTTTGCTAGTGTGACTGCGTTATCAGCCATATCTGCTTCAACGATTGTTCCGTTTGCGATGCTTGCTGATACAACTGCGTTTGCTGCTAATTGGTCTGGGCCGACAGCATCGTCTGCTATCTTTGCCTGTGTTACTGCATCATTATTAATTTTTGCTGTTTCTATTGCTGAATCCGCCATTTGTGTAACAGTAATTGTATTTTGTGCGATTTGTGTAGCTGTTACATTGTTCTGTGCGATATGAGTTGATGTTATCGCATTATCAGCGACAAGAGTACCCGACACAGCATTTGTTGCTATGTGAACAGCAGTAATCGCATTATCGGCTATAAGTGTGCCTTGAATTGCGTTTATTGCTACAAGTTCTGCTGGTATTGTTGTTCTTGCCATATTATTTCTCCTATGCGGTTAAACTTTGCATTGTTGATGTACCAATGTCTGAGTTAAATAAATAAACATATTTAATCATGGTTTGACCACCAAATTGACCACTTGCAGTATCATATTGTCCAAGTGTCATTTGTGATGGTGTTATGTAGCTAGTACCACTACTACCAACACTGCCACCATTTACACAACCTAGCGTTCCACCTGCTGTTACAGATTGCACAAAGGCAATTTTAAAATCTGCATTTGCTGTAAAGTTTCCAACATTAGCATTTAGACCTTCAGTACTATAAGCGTTCCAGTAAGGTGTATCACTTGGGCTATTACTACTATTTGTTTTCACAATCATTCCGTTATATGCGCCACTTGCTTTAAAGTGTAATACATGGGAGTTTGTTTCTCTGGTAGGCATTCTGCCTGACAGAATAGCTGAGTAGGTTCTTCCGCTATCTGTTGTAATAGCATTACTCCAATCTGTTCCTTCAACTCGTAGATAATCTGATTCTCTATAAAGAATATTTGTTAATCCACTTGCATAAGAACTATTGTTTACAATATAACTTGTTACACCTCTGCCGTTTTCAAATTGCATACCCCAAACAAGAAAATCAGTAGCAGTATGGGTGCTGTTATTTTGTGCTTGGCTAGTTTCTAAGCCTACTTCAAATGTTGTATATTGACCTAAACCTTTTGTACTATATCCTGAGCATGAACATCTATACCACCCATTCGGCAATGCTTCCATAACAGCATTCCCTGCATAGTTATTAACAACTGCACCAGTACTAAAATTGAAGGTAGTCCCTTGATAATAATCGTGTGAATCATAATTTCTTATTCTGATTCCTGCATTTCCGGAATTAGTTTTCTTAGCATAAAAACTCCATGTATACCAACCTGCGTTTGTTCCGTCTAACGATCCTGCCCATTTAGTTGTGTACTTGTAGGTATAACCATTAGTAGTAGCTGCTGCTTCTATTTTTCTAGCATTGCCAGTTGAGCCAGTAGGTAATGTTGTTGATACTGTAGAATAAGTAGGAGTACTACCGCCTCCTACATTACCACCATTCTGATCAGTAAATAATGGTACATCTGAATTCCACCAATAATTTCCTCGTTTTTCTTCAACCAATATACCTTGTGCTACTGCTGCCGAACCATTCCATATATGTGTAAATCTTTCATCCCCCGCAGTAGATACTGGTACTATGTA